AAGTAAAATGAAATGGACCTCCATCATACGCATCATTTCCACCAGTGTTTTCAAGATAGTGATTAAAAGCTAAATTGTAATTAATCATCATAGGCTCTAAATCTCTCCACCAAACTTCTATATTTGTAGAGTTAGCGAAGAATTGTTGATCTTGTTTTCTAAGTATAGAAGCTTTTTCAAAAGCTATTCTATTCATAGTATTATTAAATTTATTTTCATTTTCGAATAATTTAATTGCTTTATCACATTCTTGTGGCGTAATGTAATTATCATACACCCCTATAAAATTATTTATATTAACTGTTTTTTTATTACTCATTTTTTAATTTACTTGCATAATCAAATATATTTTTTTCTACAATATTAAATATTAAACTATATCTACTATTTTCCAAAGTAGATGTATCAAAACCATGTAATACTTCAGGGGGAAATATATAATAGTCTCCGGGCTCTGGAGTTATTTTTATATTTAATTCTGGAAAAATTAAATCACATCCCTTAGTTAGATATAATATGCCATGAATACATGGGTGTGTATGATATTTTAATTTATCTCCTTTTTTTATTTCATTTCCCCAAGCACTTTGCACAGTTCTTCTTTGAAGAAAGTGTCTAAAAACGTCACCATGAGTGGTCTGATATTTGTTTATTAAAAAAGTTATAAAATTTATAAAATCAGGTTTATCTAAAAAATAATTCCAATCAGTCATACCACCTTTAACATTGGTATAATTTTTCATTTTAGGATCTAAATTAGATTTTACCATGACCATAAGATTATGGATTAAATCTGGATAAGGGTAATTACCAAATATTATATTAATTGTTCTAGGATAAGTAATACTTATGCTATTTTTTTCTTCATTTAATGGATTATTTTTATTAATTAAATTAATCATTTTATTTGTTTATCATAGGCATAATTAGCATAGGGACCATTTTTATTTACATAGTGAAAAAATACTTGAGCTAAACCCTCTCCCTTATAGATCCCAGGTCTCCAATGTTTTTGATCACATCCAGCGTATAAAACTGCATCTCCTTCTTCTAGCTCAAAAGATTCTCCCTCTACAACAATAGGCCAGTTATCATATTTTTTTATACACGCCGTTACTGATATTTCACACGAAGGTCTATCGGTATGTTTAGCTAAACTTCCTCCAAACACATAATATCTCCAATAAGCATAAGTTGGAAATAATTTTAAATTAGATTCTTTTTCAATTAAAGGTAATTTTAAATCCAACAAAGCATTCATGAATGGATCATTATACCATGCAGGNGAAAAAGATTGTTGATCTATCGTATAATCTTTATTGTGATCTACTTTATTATAACAATATTTATCAAGAATATTTAATTCTTCTTGAGAAAATAAGTTTTTTATTAATTTAAAGTTTACTGGAGCCATGCAACAATACTATACCTTGTTCCTTTCGTAATAGGACTAATCATGTGTGGATACATAAAATTACTTGGAAAAAATACAATAGATCCTTTACTAAGTTTTAATTTTTTTATTTCTTTTTCTTTTTGATCAGTAAAAATTAAATCTCCACCTTCGTAATCATCGTTTAAATTCATAATGATACTTAAATGTCGTGGGGTGGTTGCAAAATGATCAGTGTGTACTTCGTATTTACCTCCTATATTGTACTTTAATAAATCTATTTGATTTATTTTATTACTACCCATTTTAGGAAATTTAGCCTTATAAAAAAGATAATGTTTTTCAATTTCTTTTTTTATAAAGTTCCAATAAAATAAATTTGTAGGTGTTTCAAAATTAAGATGATATCCTTCAACATTTCTTACTTTTTTATTAATACCTGATCTAATAGATAAATTATTTTTAGCTTTGTGCTTTATGAATGTAATTAATTTTTCAATAAATTTAACATTTATTACATTTTTAACCACAACAACTGCCTCTAAATGATCCATTATATTGATCCTTTCATTCTCTAAAAAACTATTATATAAGCTATTATATGCTACAAAAATTAAAATTCAAGGCAGGTTTTAATAAACAAGACACAGAGTCAGGGGCCGAAGGACAATGGACTGATGGTGATTTTGTAAGGTTTAGATATGGATTACCTGAAAAGATAGGTGGTTGGTTGCAGTTAACAGCAGCTCAAAAGACTCTACCCGGAGCGGCTAGGGCACAAGTTGCATTTTCTAGTTTTGCCGGTGAAAAATATGCTGCTATTGGAACATCTCAAGGTTTATTTCTTTATTATGGTAATGATTTTTATGACATTACTCCTTTAGATACAGCAATTACTGGAGGCACATTAACAACTGTTAATGGGTCTAATGTAGTAACTATAAATAAAGGTTCTCATAATTTAGCCGTTGGACGATATGTAACTCTTTCATCGGTAACTGTTACCGGAGCATCTGATTTTACAGCAGCAGAACTAGAACAGGTTTATGAAATTTTAACTGTGCCTGATGTAGATAAATTTACTGTTCAAGCCTCTAGAAATGAAGGTGGCACAGGTATGACAGCAGCAGGCGCTGTAACTGTTAATCCTTATGTTGAAGTAGGACCAACTACACAAACAACTGGATTTGGTTGGAGCACGTCTACATGGGGAGCATCGACTTGGGGCACAGCTAGAGCTACAAGTTCTGTAGTTCTAGATCCAGGAAACTGGAGCCTTGATAACTTTGGTCAAGTGTTAGTTGCAACTATATTTAATGGTAAAACATTTACCTGGAATGCAGGTGCATCGAATCCAAGAGCTCAACGAGCATCTCTAACTACGTCAGGTTTTGCAACCGGTAACAATCCTACTGCCACTAGATTTACATTGGTTTCAGATCGAGATAGACATTTATTTCATTTTGGAACTGAAACAACCATCGGTGATACGACAACACAGGATCCTATGTTTGTAAGATTTTCTAATCAAGAAGATTTAAACACATACACACCAACAGCTACCAACACTGCCGGCACGTTTAGACTAGATACTGGAAACGAAATACGAGCAGCTATTCAAGGTAAAGATTATGTATTTGTCATAACTGATCTTGCTGCTTATGTTATTCAGTTCGTTGGTCCACCATTTACATTTAGTGTTAGACAGGTTGGCACAAACTGTGGATGTATTGGTCAACATGCAGCTACCTTTGTTAATGGTGCTGTGTTCTGGATGGGATCGCAAGGTGGATTTTTTGCATTTGATGGTACGGTAAAATCATTACCATCACTTGTTGAAGATTTTGTATTTAGCACAGATGGAGATAATCTTGGACTAAACTTTAATTCTAGTGATGTTATTTTTGCAGGTTCAAATAATTTATATACAGAAGTAAATTGGTTTTACCCTAAATCAGGGTCTGAACAAATCGATAGATGTGTAACATATAATTACGCAGAAAATTGTTGGACAACATCGTCTTTAGATAGAACGACTTATCAAGATCAGAGTGTATTTGATAATCCATATGCTACAGATTACGATGATACATTGACACCAGTATTTCCTGATATATTAGGAATTACAAATAAATATGGTGCCAGTATTTATTACGAACACGAACAAGGCACAGATCAAGTTAACAGCACAGCAACGACAGCTATTCCTGCTTTTATAAGATCTGGAGATTGGGATATAACATCTAGACGTAGTGCTTTAGGTCAACAAACAGGAGTTGCAGACTACAGAGGAGATGGTGAATTTTTTATGGCAGTTAGACGATTTATACCTGATTTTAAATATCAAACAGGTAATGCTAAAGTAACTTTATTAGTTAGTGCATATCCAGACGATGTGGCTGTAAGCTCTCCACTTGGACCCTTTACAGTTACCTCAACAACTGATAAAGTAGATACCCGAGCCAGAGGAAGACTTGTATCTATCAAAATAGAAAACGATGGTACAGGAGAAACCTGGAGATATGGCACACTGAGATTAGACGCGCAACCGGACGGAAGAAGATAATGACAATAGATAAAAGAATAGATTATGAAATACAAGGTGGAGTAAAAAATTACAGACCATCAGAAATGGTAACTGTACCAAAAATTGCTAAATCATCACCAGATACACCTACAGCTAAACTAGCTTACATTACACCTGAAGAAGAAAAGATACTTGTAGATTTAAATTTATATGGATCACTAAAAGGTAAACCAAACAAAGGACCTGGTGGACTACCATCTCTGGAAGGAGACTTTGGACCGGGAGGAGAAAGTCCTGGTAGTTTTAGATCGGGTGCAGATATACAATCTGCAGAGACTGGTAATTTTCAAGGATTTGATGGATCACCGCCTGTAGAATTACCTCCAGGGGTACAACCAAAACCTTCGGACGAGGCACAAGCTTTAAGAAATGCAGCTATTGTTGCAGGTGCAGGTCAAAGAGTCAACCCAGGTTTTTTTGATAGTAGAAATGTTATATCCCCAATTGAATTAGCAAGAGCTAAAGCATCTAATCCACGTTTATTTAATAAAATAAGAGGCGGTGGTTTAGGTGGTTTTCTTTCGAGTGGAGGAATTTTTGGAAATTTAATTAGAGGTATTGGACAAAGACTTGGTTTCGGTAAAAAATTTAACGAACCAACTTATGATATGCGTAGATTTAGTAATCTAGGTTTATTTGAACCTAGTGTAAATCCAAATTTTCAAAACGATTTAGGTAATGAAGGTTTATTAAGTCTTACAAAAAATATACCTACAACTGATGACTCAGAGATAGAAAAACAATATGGAGAATATTTAATGGATGCTCCACCAAATCCTTTAACATTAGAACAATTTAAAAATGCAGTAAAAAATATAAGCACGCCTCCAGTAGATTTATCTTTACAAGATTTAGATGAAATAGGAGAATTTGCTGATTTTGTAAGTTATGATAAATTAAGGAACATGGGTCTTTCAGAAGGACCAGGAGATGGAACAAATCCAAAACTTGGAGATTTAACAAGTTTCATAGAGCCGCTTGCTACTAAAACAGCTAGAGAACGAATACTTAAAGATTTATTTTCTTCTAATACTGGAAGTGGTGTCCCTAATGCTGCAGACTTAATTGTACCCATAACAGATACAGGTAGTGCCCTTACAACACCTGTTGAAGGATTATATGGTTTAAATCTTATTGATACTAGAACTTTACAAAGAGGTGGATATACAAATTCTCAAATTAAAGAAGCGGTTGATGGTGGATATGCTGAAGAATTAGCTAGTAGTATGAGAGGACAACTAGAGGTGTAATGGCAAAAATTACAAACTATATACCTGAACCAAAACAAGAATACGATGTAGAAAATCAAAGACAGATACTTGAGTCTTTAACTACACTACAGAATCAATTAAATTTTTCTTTTCAACAAGACTTGAAAAACGAACAGGACGCGTTTAATTACTTTTTATCATGAGCATAAATTATAAAAAC